TTGCAAGTTGGCGAAGCTGTTATTAACCGTGGCGGTGCTGCAAAGAATCGTGAATCTATTGAAGCAATGAATAAAGGTTATTCTGTTGGCGGTGGTTCTGGCGGTGGTTCGACTACTATTGTTAATGAATGGACTGTAAACGCTATTGATGCGGCTTCATTTAATAGCTACCTTGTAAACAACAAAGGTACAATTGAGGGCATTATTAATTCTTCTATTGCTAACAATGGTTCAGTACGTAGAACAATCAAACAAACCGCATAATGGTCAATCTTACAAGTTTCATATTAGCTAACCACAGTCACATCCAAGTAGAGGAGTGGTCTAAGCAAGGACATTCAGTAAACTTTGATAATGGTAGCAATCAGCGTGTTGTTGGCGGCTCTATGGGCGCAATGGAAATGACACTCAGCTATAAGAATATCAGCCAAAGTCAGTTTGATATATTGCGTTCAAAGTATGAAGAAAACTATGCTAAGACATTTATTTTAAATGCTGGTGACGATGTAGATTGGCGTGATAAACACTTGCAAGACGCGTCCAATNTNNNGGCATTTAGAGATTTCAAGTTCAGTCTAGGTGTTAGCCTAAGATGGACTGGAACGATTAAGCTTATTACATCTCTATTCTTTAATTATTCAGAATATCAAGACTTATTTGCACAAGCCAACGCATATACACCAGCAATATCAACTAATACTTTATTTACTACATTATTATCAACGGTTAGCCCTTATGCCTTGAGTTGTGAATATGTTAATAACTCAATATTTAGTTCAATCGGTCAATCTGTTAGACACATTAAAGATAAATCACTACGTAAGAAATGGAAGTTATCTTGGCTGTTACAAGAGTCTGACTTTTTAGAGTTGCTTATGTTCTACCGTAAACGTGGTGGCATTATGGGTTCGTTTGGTATGCCAACAAATGGCTTAAATATAGGGTCTAAATACATTGAAGATGATTATGTTGCGTCTGGTTATTTCTTAGCTGGTGATATAATTGAAGCTATATTTATAAATGATAGTTTTAGATATGACAAACGCATTGATGGCTTGTATAGTTGTCAAACAGATATTATAGAGATTATTTAATGGCAAAAACAATATCAACCAACTCCAGAAACGCACCTAGTATTGCTTTATTGCATTTGTTTGAGTTTCATATGGATAAAAACTTTGATGGCGATTCAGATGATACTAACGAGATTTTGTACTTCACAGATCACGATATTTTTGTTGATTATGATGGCAATGAATACACACCATTAAGTATTACATTTAATAGTCTAGTTGAAGATTTAACTATGTCATCAAACAGTATAAATTTATCCATTGATAATATTAATGGTGATTTATCGGCTGAAGCATTGGCTAGTGAATGGCGAGGGAATAAGGCAAAGATAACTAGAATTATATATAGTTACAATGGTGAAGCGTATGATGGCGAATGGCATGAGTTTGGCGCTACAAATGTAGATAGTGTTACAGAATATCCCAAAATTGATTTTAATAATATTTTCAATTTTGATTCTTATTTACTTTTTGATGGAGTTATTGATACATTCAGTGCCACAGAGCAATCACTTCAAGCAACTATTAACACACAGTTTGTTCATTGGTCGAAGCCATTTCCAACTCTAACTTATAACCAGAACGCATTTAAAAATATTGTATCAGCTATTACGGACACTATCTATTGGGGGCGTAAAGATGAGTAATTGCTTTACGACAACTTATGACTATTTAAATATAAAATACGGATTACCCAAAGAATGGCACGGCTACAAGCCAAGCGATACAATAAGCAATAAAAAAAGATTGTTAGCAAAGAAGGAGCATATCGGATTCTTCAGAAGTTTCTGCTCAAGCGTGAAAACAGCTAAAAAGGACGATATAGTTCTAACTAGAACCTCAGTTGGTGTTGCTATTAATCGGTTTACTTACTGGGTATATGACGAAGATTTAGACCGTGTTGTACATACAAAACTTAATAAAGACTGTTTAATAATGAGAATTAATAATGGGTAAAGCTGCAAAGGTAGTAATAGGAATAGCGTTGATAGCTTCTGGCGCTGGTGCATTTGGCGTTGTTTCTTATGGTGGTCTAGCATCTTTTGCCATTGGTTCGGCTTCTTTTACCTACGCTTCTATTGTATCAATGATTGGGTTGTCTGTCCTTGGCTCGGCTCTTGCTCCTGATTTGGGGGATATGTTTGGTGCTGATGCGTATGCTGGTGGAATAAAACTCCAGACCCAGCGTTCCAATACTAGCGCAGTTCCAACGCTATATGGCTATAACAGAATTGCTGGTAATATCGTTTATCAAACTACAAATGATGAATGGTCTACACCTTCAGACGCTAGTGGATACAATCGCAATTATTGGGCGTTGATTTGCTTATGTTCGCATGAGTGCGAAGATGTTCAAAGGTCATATGGCGGATACACATCTGGCATAACAGACATTAGCGGAATGAAGTGTTTAATCGGCAGCGAAGAAATGGTTACAGAAGCTACAACATCTCAAGGCAATTGGGATGATAATTTCACTGGCACTTGGTCATCTACAAAGAACGTAACCGATGTCTTTACTGGCGATGGTGGTTATATTAGACAAGCATTTGTAACACCTCCTAGAACATACCAAGGGCAAAATATTTATGATAATGTGGCATGGAAAGTTCACAATAGACCAACTGGGGGAACGTCAAATTATTTTGAATATGGCAGCGGTTTAAATATTGGAGATACTCAAACACTGCCTGACGGTACGTATATGGCGGTTCACCAGATATATGATTCAAAAGAAAATAGAAACACCCAGCTTCAAAACATAGTAATTGAGATGAAAGGTAAATTAATGAGAACAATATCAGTTTATGATGATGTTTCTTATGTTGGCTCTGTTACTGAATACAGTGCTAACCCAGCAAACATTGTTATGGATATGATGGAAAATGGATTAGAAATTAATGCACAATTAGGCGGCACTTTCGTACCATATCAAGGTTATCATAGTGTTAATAATTATGATTTAGATTCATTCAATACTGCTCAAAATATATTAAACGCGCGTGGCTGGTCTTGCAATCTTGCAATAATGGTTCAATCAAATATACAGTCACATATTAATGACGTTTTAGCTACTTGCAGAGGACAGATAGTTCATTCAAACGGCAAATGGAAAATGATTGTTGATGATAAAAATCAAACGTCAATAGCAACATTATCAGAAGATAGCATTATCAATAATTCACTTTCTGTTTCAATGAAAGGTTCAAGCGAGTTAGCTAATAAAATTATCTGTAAATATATAAACCCAAATGATGAGTGGTTATCAGCACAAGTAGAAATTGAAGATACTGACTTACAAACGCTAGACGGGCAAACATTAATCAAGACGTTAGATATTAAAGGCTGCACAAATACAGCACAAGCAGAGGTATTAGCTGAAATTGCGTTAAATTCAATGCGTTATAGTGAAGCAACTGATGGTACTCGTATCAAGCAAACACCGTTGTCCGTTTCATTTGCAACAACTGTTAAAAATGCTCATTTAGAAGTGGGCGATGTTATTTCGATTGACCATGATTTGCTAGATAGGGTGCGTAAATTTGTGATATTATCAGTCGAAACTGACCAAAGTGGATTGATTCAGATAGTAGCGCGTGAATACTGCGAAACACATTACAAAGATGCGTCTGGAACGTACATAATTTAGAGGTTTATATGGCAACAATAGTAACAAGAAGCGGAAAGGGGTCAGCATTATCTCATGCTGAAATGGATAGCAACTTAAATAACGGCAGTGCTAAGGCTTGGATTAGCTTTGATGGTGGAAGTATAACCACTGGAACAATGAATGGCGTTGATAGTAGCTTTAATATCTCAAGCATTACAGATAATGGAGTAGGCAACTATACTATTAACTTTGATACTAATATGGATAATGATAATTATGCTGTTTCTGTATCCTCTGATAGTTCTTATGATTATTATGGTGTCTGGGCTAATGTTCATGTCAAAACAGCTTCATCTGTTAGGGTTATATTTCGCAAATACTCAACAACCTCATTTGACCCAGATTTAGTGTCTGTTATTATATTTGGAGAACAATCTTGATTATTTATTTACAAGAAAATGGCGTGTTAGCTGTTAATAATGGCGATGATATTAAAGTAGTGCCAAAGGGTGTTGATTATAAGATAGTTAAAACAGTGCCAGAGAGTCGCATATTTCGTGATGCTTGGACTTTTGCAGATGAAATAGGCATTGACCAAGATAAAGCAATTGATATAACTAAATCACTTATTAGAGAATGGAGAAAGCCACAGTTGGAATCTTTAGACATTCAATTTCAAAGAGCATTAGAAGATGGCACAGACACAGATAAAATTGTTAAACTAAAACAAGAATTAAGAGATGCCACAGATAAAGCAGACGGCAAAACAATTAAGCAATTAACAACGATCATTGAGGGTTTAGATAATGGCAATTAAGGCAGCATTACAGAAAGCATTTAACAGACGGGTGGCAATGAAAGCACAACCGCCTAGAGTTGATGCTAACCACAAGCAAGAATATCTAGCCAACTGGCACAAACACAAGAAGTTCTTGCCAGTATCTTCTGGTCTAGTTATGTATCACGATTACCGCGCTGGTGCTATTGATAAGTCTAATGCCAAGAATAACGGTGTTATGTACACTGGTCGTTCACTAGCCTTTGATGGCTCTAATGATTATGTAGATTTGGGCAGTATGGATTGTTTCGATGGTTCGTTTACAGTTGTTCATTGGTTTAAGACAACTGATATGACTTTTAGAACTATACAGAACAGAGGTACTGGTGCTAACGGTACAGTTACTGGATGGCAAATTAGTAGTACCGATGGCACTTCTTGGTCTAATATTATCATAGACAACGGTAATGGGGATAGCCTTAACTTCGGAAGCACTCCATATACACAGAATGACAACTCTTGGCATAGATTAGCATTAGTTTGGAATTCAAATAATGGAAACGGTAAACTGTATATTGACAATGTTAAGATAGGTGATGGAACAAACCCATCTTTAATAGGTGCAGATTTTAATGGCTTAGATGTTCAGATAGGGAGAAGCAATAATGGTTCTCAGTATTTCAACGGTGAACTCTCAAACGTACAAATCTGGGATAAGGCTTGGACTGCTGATGACGTAGCTTATGACTATGCTAACGTACAAGCAACACCAAATGATATTGCTAATGCTTCAAGCACTTTAGCCATAGCTGATAATAAATCTTGGCTTAGTGCTGATGAGGGTGCTGGAACTACGTTATATGATGGCTCTAGTAATGACAACAACGGAACTATTACTGGTGCTACTTGGACTACTGGTGTAGTCGGACAGCCTAGTCCTAAAGAGATGATTACTAATGGTGGGTTTGATACTGATGATGATTGGAATTGGTATAGCGGAACCAGTTGGGATAGCGGCACTGCTAAACTGAACGTAATAAGTGGTGCGTTTACATATATCACTGCTACTAGTTTCAACCCTTGGGTACAAGGAAAAACTTATTATATTACCTTTGATTATAAGGGCAACCACCCTAGTAAGTATTTTAGAGTACAGTCGAACACGGGCGACACGGGTGGTTTAACTACAAGTATTACCAAAACTGAATTAACCTCAGATGATTGGCAGACGGCAACATTCACTTGGACAGCTAACGCTAATGATAACACTATGGCTTTTGTAAGGGAAACTGGCAACGGTGACTATACTTTTTACATAGACAACATCTCAATCAAAGACGTAACTAACGGCATTCCTCAGACTGGACTGATGAGTTACAACATTGAAACCATTGGTGGAGTAGATGTTTTATTGAGAGATACTGGTACTGGTATAGATGCTCGTGGTAATGACATAACTAACGTCAATAACGGCTACCTAGCCTTACACGGTGATGGTTATGTAGAGGTTGCTGATGATTCTAGTTTAGACCCATCTGCTGATGTTGGAATGACTATGGAATGTTGGGTTAAAGCAACTGAAACCCCTACGGGTTATGATGTCCTAATGCTTTCAGAGTTAAGTGGTGAACGCTCTCACGGTTTATTTATACACCCAGATAAAATACACTTGTCTATCTCAAACTCAACTGGTTCTTTGGTAGGTACAAATTATAACAAGGTATTAACACTTAACGACTGGTATCACATCACAGTAGTAGCTGATACTAGCGACACTACTCATAAATACTATATTAATGGCTCTATTGAGCAGACTTCAGCTGTAACTAACGATTCGTTTTACAATGTAAATCAGACATTGAGAATTGGCGATCATAACGATACCAATCAACCGTTTACTGGATCAATTGACGAACCAAGAATCTATTCACGCGCATTAACAGAAGCAGAAGTATTACAAAACTATAACGCTGGTAAATCTAAACATAGGAACTAATATGAATTACACTAACTATTTAATAATCCCAAATGCTAGCTTATCTAAAGTAGCACTGACTAAGTACGAATACACAGACACCAAGTATGATGATGAAGGTGAAGTAGTATCATCAACTAAGGTTAAACCTACTTGGAAAGAAGCTATCGATAGGAATCCACGATGGTACGCACCTAGAACTGTTGGTGAGTTTACAATCATCAAAGACCAGTTCTCAATGATTACTGGTGATGTGTCTGCTTTGTATAAGCTTGGAAAGGGTAAGCCACTAGGTACATTTACACTGATGAACCACGATGAAATCCTTAGTTGGGTTGCTGATAATGAAGTTGTTGAAACTATCTAATGGAGTTAAGCGAGATAATACTAACGCTGGTTGGTATCGTATCTACAATCTCAATTGGTGTCTTTAAATGGATTATTACAGAGATTGGTCGCATTGACGATAAGATGGATAACTGCCAGTTAGATTTGCACCGTGAGTTTGTACGTAAGTCTGAGTATCAACATTCAATGGATAAGATTGATGTTAAGCTAGACAACATTATTGATACTTTAGCTAAAAGATGATTAAGAGCGTATTAGTCGCACTTTTATCTCTAACCCTACTAATGGGTTGCGAATCATTAAAACTACGCAATATGGGCAAGTCTGGAGCTTCTACGGCTATTGCTTACGTTGCTGGTGGAACTATCCCAGCTATTGGAGTATTAACAGCTTCAATGGCGTATGACGAACTGATACCAAATTCACCAAGCGTTGAAACGATAGAAAGCAAAGAACAAGCCACAGCGTATATTGCCGAATCTTTATTTTTGAATCTGCTTTACGGTGTAATTGCTTATTTGTTAATTACGTTAATTGCCGTGCCATTCATATCACGTTATGGTTACAATAAGGCAAACGCCAAGAAAAGAGCAATGGTTATGTAGCAATAGAAAGTCAA